CGTCAGGCATAATCACAAGACCATCTTTATCATATGCGTATGAGGTTAATATGTGACCTTCGTCCTTTTTCTGAATATCCAATCCTGGGAAATCTACAACATGTACCTTAATGCCTTCTTTTTTGGCCTTGGCCGCTAATAAAATATGGTCGCCAGTATCTTTAGAGTTAGTATCTCTAACATGAGCCTGTGAGTGTGTTAAAATTAATATTTCATATTTCATAGTTTATGTCCTTTCCATTCCTGTTCGAACCAGATATTACCATCTGCATCTACACTACTATTTATACTTTCATAATTTCCACTTTCAACATATCCAAAAGGTAACATATCGTCCTGTATTGCTTGTAATCTTTCTTTATATAACATATTTTTCATATCAATATTTGTTAAGTTTTGAAATACATCTGTTGTTGTAAACCAAGCAAATAAAACTAAATTCATCATTAAATCATCATGGTTTGGAGCCATGGCCTGAAATGAACTACCTCTCGATACAAATGTACTCATTTCGATTATAGTTTGTGCGTCGTATATTGTTAATTTCTTTTGTTCAATTAAATCCTTAATACTAGAACACCCAATCCTTTTGACTCTTCTGGTCATTGTCGCACCCAAAGCATTTGCCTTAACTGTGGATTCAACAAACATATGTTCGTATTCTAAATCATAATATAAACCATTACACACTACAGCGCCTTGGTCATTACTTTCTATAACAACATAAGCATCATTATATGTTGTGGCATATTTGTATATTAAATCTGGAAATAATAATGGCGATAAATTATTATCCCTAAATACACAAACCTGTTCAAAGGTTTCTTCTGTCACATCAATTATCGTAAATGTACTATAATCTTGACTTCGCCCCTTTGACACATCGACCGTCATTACATACTCATGCCCCTCAATCGGTTGTTTGTATATAAATGTATTCTCTTTATAAAATTCTGGGTCCTTACTTACCTGAGCTAATAAATGATTTGCACTAATTAAAGTATTACCTCTTCCATGGAATGTATTACCAAACTCTTGTTCAAACTGTAATTCTGATGTATTATTAACAGTTTCTTGTTTCCATTTTTCATCACGGCCTGGAACATCCCACCAATCAACTCTGAATGGTTTAAATTCATTTGTTCCTTGCGATGCTCCTTCCCACAGTTTATGGTATATATTACCAATACCATTTGCTGTAGATGTAATCACAATCTGTGTATCTTTACCAGCAGATACCACAGGATAAGTTGATGTATAAAATTGTGCATCATTTTCCACAAAAGCAAACTCATCAAGGAAAAGTAAATTAATGGACAAACCCCTAATTGAACTACCAGATGTGGCTGATGCAATTATTTTTGAATTATTACTAAATTCAATACTACCTTTATTTAAAGCCTTACACCCAGGCTGTAAAAAGAATGGTAAATTTTCCAAGGCCAAAGTAATCCTCGCCAACATCTCTCTGGCTACAGCACCCTTATTTGCTAATATTGCAATTGTTTTCTCTGGGTGAAATACAGCATACCATAATAGATATACAACAGATGATATTGATTTACCACTTTGTCTACAAGCTAAAACGATACTAAATCTATTTTTTTGAAAATGATTAAACATTTTCTCTTGGTATGGATATAAATTAAATGGTACTAAGCCTTCGTCAAGTGAAATAATTTTAACATATTTTCTTGCAAAATATGCTGGTTCCTGCATGCACTTTTGGTACTCAAGAATCTCTTCTTTTGTAAAAGAAGTTTCGACTCCATCTCTTTTGACATTTGGATTACCTAAGTAACCAAATTCATTATTCTTGACTCTCTGCATCTATTACATTATCCTTATTTAATAATAACCTTTGTAGGTCAGCTGTACTTCCTACGAACATATTATTATTTGTCACACTTTTTGCTTCTTCTCTTTCCTCTTGGGTCAAGTCTTTTTTCTGTTTTTGTAAAGCCATAAGCTTTTCTGTGGTATCACCAATGTTTTTAATTGTTTGTGATAACACTTCAAACGCTCTTGGGTGTTCTGATTCTCTTGCTAATTCTGCAAGGACATCCATTGACCTTGTTCCAGTATATATTAAATCTTTATATGTTTTACGAGAAAATTCATAATCATCTTTTACATCTTTATCTAATTTAATAGGTCTATTTTGTTTCACTTCTGGCAAATTCTTTTCTAATTTGGCCAACATTTTTTCTTTCTTTTCCACTATTCAACACCATCATTTGTTATATTTGTAGTGACCGTAAAGCTTGATTCAGTATCAGTAGAACCTATTGTAAAATCCATTTCCTCAAATAATTGTGATGTATTATCCTTATCATGGAAATCAATATTAATTTCTCTGATGACACCTTGATTAGCAGTAGGCCCATAAAATTTCATTTTCATTGTAAAATCTAATTGATATATTAATACTCTTCGCTCTACGAAATCACCTTCGTATTGGTCATCGATGCCAACACTGTTTAGTATTACAGAAACATCTTGTTTATGTGCAAAACCTTCAACAGGTGTTATTGTGACATTATATTCAGGACTAAAATATGGTAATATTTGCTCTACTATTTGTAATCCATCATCTTGGTTTTTTGCCATAATATATAATGACATTTCAATATTATAAGCAGTATGATGTTTTATTGTTTTCTTTTTACCAACATCAGAGGCGTGTGCCTCTACAATTTTATTTCTTTTCTGACCTTTTTGTATTGAATCGATTGATAAACCAGTAATATCAAATGCCATACGAGGAAGCTTTATTGCCATAGGAGCATCAAAACCTGTTTCCTGGTCTAAACGCGCAAGAAATTTTTGTTTTGGTCCATAAGCTAATGGAACCTTTACCTGATTAATTACAGAACCATCTGCTTTTTTTCTTAAAACCTTAAGATTATTAAAGAGTGTACCAAATATGGCAACTGATTTACGCATTGTTGCGTGATAAAAATGGTCACCAAACATTAGTAAGTCTCCGATGGGTCGCCAAATGGATTTGATTCTGAGAAATCAATAAATCCATCTGCGTCTAATTCAAAGTCAATATTCTGTGCACCACCATCAGCGGCCCAAGCATTGTCTGTAGGGTCTGTTAAATCACTATATATTTTTGCAATAGTTCCAGTATAAGTACTAGTTAATCCTGTTATAGTGCCACCTACAGTAAAATCTTTCCATTCCGAGGTACCAGATGCACCGATATGACCCACAAATATTGACGATTGTGTATCAGATGATTTAATTCTTTGTATAACTTCTCCAAATACTTTAACCGGAGATACATATTGAGGTGTTAATTTAGCTGTGCCACCCATATTACTATGATTTGGGCAATAATAATATAATACCGGAGTTGTTGCTGATACAGTTATTACTGTTTTTGCTCCAGCACTACCAGGAGTTCCAGTTATTGCTACACCTGTTGTATATTCTGACCCACTTGCGTGTGTACCATTTGCTGTTGTACTTAATTTAAATGGATGTCCAGTATTAGAAGCATCTGATTGGTCAAATGTAACAGTTGAACCTATAGGTAATGTTAATGCCAATTGTTGTGCTGTATTTAAATAAAATGCTCCACCGGCAGCCGTAACAGCAACAGTAACTGCATCTGTATTAAAGCTTAATAATTGTTCTACATTTTCTCCAACTTCAAAATGGTTACCACCAGATATTGTAACATCCATTCTTTGTTGATAAGCAGATTGGCCTGTTTTATCATCAATTTCTGCGATACCTGTGTCAAAGTCCTCATCATTATATTCAAATAATGAACAAGACATTCTGTATACTGGTAAATTGGATAATTGGAAAAATGGATTATCATCTTCCACATATGATATTTCAAAAAATGAATTGGTCATTGGAAGGAATAATAAATCTCCTTCTTGTGGTCTTGGGTCTATAACATTATCATCGTATATACCAACTCTTGTTTCCCATCGTCTCCTTGATACTACAAATGAAGCTTCATCTCTAATTTCCAAACCAAATTTAGAATATAAATCACCAGCACCTTCGAAGCCGTCGGTATTTTCAATATACATTTCTAGTAAATAAGCGTCATCGAATGTTGACGCAGGGTCTTCGTTTAATACATTATCCCTATTAACTAGAGTACGAGGGATATAATATACATCTTGACCGTATATCTGTAATGATTCTATTATCAGGTCTTCGTATAAGTTTTGTTCACTCTTTACTGCCTGACTGAAATATACATTTCTTGGCATGTTTTATCCTGTCATAAAGTCGACTGGTTTTTCCCAATTCAATCGTGCTTCTTCTACTAATTGCTCTAATTCTGCTACTGCATCGTCATATAATTGACGGCCGTTAAATGTGACTCCACCAGGCATAACCATACCTTCGAACTTAATTAAATTTTGACCCCATTGTTTTTTGATTAATGCAGTCGCATATCTCTTTAAGAAATAATCATTGTATACATCAGTAAATGTATCTGGGTCAATAATTCTATGGCATTCAACCACTAAACTATCCCCGGCCTCAATTTCTTCGTCCCAGTCCATAAATACATCTAATCTGTTTTTATGTTTTTCAAAATTTATCATTTTTTCATCTGAATCAACGATTAAATCCAATAGTGATAAATGCATTTGACCCATTACATATTCAGTAAGATTACCCATAAATCCAAGAGAATATATATCATTTAAATGAATCTGATATCTTATATCAAACATATCAGTTGATGTAACTGAATCTCTTATAGGTAATAATCTTACAACATCTGTAACTAAATCATTAATTGGTAAATAACCATTTTCAATATCGCCTTTTGTTATTGATTGTATTACAGCAGTTGCTCCTGAACCTTCACCTGTGATTGTTTCGGCCACAAATACTTTACTTTTATCTTTTAATGCACTATATGTAATTTTATTACCTGTTGCAGTTTTTATTATAGCTTTTGCACCAGATGTGCCACCAACAATTGTTTCACCTACTGTGAAATTACCAGCGACTGCACCAGTTAAAGTTAATTCTGAATTTGTTACTATGTGTCTTAAAAATACTTTTTCAATTGCGTCATCATGATAATATTGATAAAACTGTAATGCTTCATCAACTCTATCGTCCAATTGGTCATCGTCAATATTAATTTCTATAACAGGTGCTCCAAGAGATCTGAGACAGTAATCTTTAAATGTATCTTTTGAATTTGGTTTTGCCATTATTATTCCTATTATATTCTATTTATAAGAGTTATCCTTCCAATGTTTTAATTCTTGCTTCTGCTGCTTCTAATTTTGTTTTTAATTCTTTTACTGCTTCTATTAAAAATGGCGTAATTCTACTATAATCCATTGTGTAGTATTCATCATCAGCACTAACACCATCTTCTATATTATAAAGTGGGTCTACATTTTTTGTTGGTAATTCAGAATCTACTGTTAACATATTTTGTGCCGTGACTCCAAATTGTTTTCCAACATCTCCACCACCTCTTTTTGCTGCATCTTTCCATTTAAAAGTAACACCATTCATTTTTGCAACATCATCTAATGCTCCGGTTATTGGTGTTATTTCTTTCTTTAAGTTTTCATCTGAATACGTATGGAATCCACCTGAAGCTTCACAACGCTGACCAAAGTAATATGTTCTATTTCCAACAATATGGAAATAAGCAGTATTGTTTGAACCAAAATGAGAATATCCAGTACCACTTTCAACCATTAATGAATAGCCATCTGCACAAATATGAACAGGGTAATTTGGTGACCCAAAATTACTATAAGTATTATCTCCCATACTAATTCTTCCATTAGTATCAAATCTCATTCTCATACTACCTGCAGCTCCAATCGTAATTGGTTTATAACCGGCACTGGTTCGATAACTTCCTGTAATTACATGATTAGTATCAGTTGTGCCGATAGCAAATATAGCATCATTTCCATTTGCTTCAAGATTAATTCCGCCCCATTGACTATTAGCTGCATGTTTTATAACGAGCATTGGTGTTCCAAAACCACCTGTATCAAATCCAGACAGTTTATTAATACCTAATTGACCAGCTGCGGTCATTACAAATTTTTCACGAGTATTATTTGCTTGTGTTGTGGCAAATCTTAATTCAGAAGCGTGTGTACTATGATTTACGAATCTCATATTAATAGAGCCTCTCATATCTTGGTCGTCTCTAAAATATATTGCAGCGTTATTATTATTTGTTGTGCCTGCGTTTTGAATTGTAATACTTGGACAATTACCTGGACCTACTTGTGTATATAAATCACCTGCCGAGTTGTTAGTGCCTTTTACATGAAGTAGTGTTTGAGGAGTGGTCTCTCCACCAAGTCCAACATTACCTGCAGAATCAATTCTCATTCTTTCTGTTGTAGAAGCTGCACCATCTGATGTTGTACTAAATATTAAAGCACCCGGCATATCATTACTGCCTGGAGTACCATTAACAATACAGTTTATTTCTGCAGCTGCAGAAGCCATATCAGAGCCGTCTGCACCCATCCATCTTATTCTTCCAAGAG